GCCAATATGGTATCTAATGAGGTATTCATCGATTCCGCCACTCTCAGGGAGAACGTGGTGTCTCTGGCGAGGAATATCGGTTATACTCCCAAGTCTGCCAAAGCTGCTAGAGCGAATATATCTTTTATTGTTAACACTGCAAACTACTCAACTAAACCTCAAACAATTACTTTAAACAAAGGAATTGTAGCGACATCAAACGGGTTTGGTAATACCAGTTACACATTCTCCATTATGGAGGATATTACAGTACCAGTAGAAAATAATATTGCTACCTTTAGTAATATAGATGTATATGAAGGAACATATTTAACAGCAGAGTTTGCTTATAACACATATGATCCTGATCAGAAGTACATCTTAGAAAATCCAAACATTGATACCTCTACAATTAATGTCATTTGGAGATCATCTCAAAGATCCTCAGTAAAGAGAAAATATAATTTATCTACTTCTTTATTTGAAGTTGATGGCGATTCTGCAGTATACTGGATTCAAGAAATTGAAGATCAAAGATATGAATTAATTTTTGGTGATGGCGTATTTGGACGTGCATTGCAAGAACCAAACTTTATAAGTGTTGCGTATCTTGTCACTAATGGTTCCGAAGGAAACGGTATTGATCAACTTAACTTCAACGGTAAGTTAACAACATCGAGAGACAATTTAGAGATCACATCTGGTATTTCTAGAATAACTGTTAACACACCTTCTTTTGCAGGAGCTAATGTTGAGAGTGTTGAATCAATTAAAAAGTATGCACCTCAAACATACGCTTCTCAGAATAGAGCGGTAACTTCTACTGATTATGAATATATAATTCCTAAAATCTATCCGGAAGCAGAATCTATTTCTGTATTTGGTGGTGAAGAATTAAGTCCACCACAGTTTGGAAGAGTATTTGCAAGTATTAAACCAATTAATGGTGCATATCTTTCTAACTTAGTAAAGGATAATATCAAGAGAGAAATTAAAAAGTACTCAGTTGGTGGCATTGACTTGCAGATCACTGATTTGAAATACCTTTACATTGAGGCATTAGTTAATGTTTATTATAATTCTAATGATGCAAACAATGATAGTCAAATAACTTCACTTGTTTCTCAAAACATTGGAAGATACGCCGACTCAACTGAAGTTAATAAATTTGGAGCAAGATTTAAGTATAGTAAGTTTTTGAATATTATTGATAATAGTAATTCTGCTATTACGTCTAATATTACCACGATACAAATGAGAAGAGATCTTAGAGCATCTCTTAATACGTTTGCCGAGTATGAAGTTTGTTTTGGTAATAGATTCCATATTAAAAACCATGGACATGGAACACATAGAGGGAAGATTGGATATAATATTAAATCATCCGGTTTCCAAGTAAGTGGTGTCGCGGGAATTGTCTATTTGGTAGATGAACCTGATTTTAGTTTAGAAACCGGAACAATTAATTTAATTAGACTTAAATCTGCTACAGAAGAAGTTATTGTTAGAAGAAATGTAGGATCGATTGATTACATAAAGGGTGAGATCAAACTCAATCCTGTCAATATTATTTCTACTTCTATAAGTAGAGACTTCCCTCTGATCGAGATCTCTGCCGTACCATACTCTAATGATATCATCGGATTACAGGATCTTTATATTCAACTAGATACTAATAACATAACAATAAATTCTATTAATGATAGGATTGCCTCTGGTTATGATATATCAGGATCTGATTATATTGTTTCTTCAAGTTTTGCAAATGGAAGTTTAGTCCGTGGAACAGTTGATGCGATAGCAATAAATCGAACATCAAATGTTGAATCGACTACATCAACGACAACTACAACTACAACGACTACATCAACTACAGGGACTACCTCATACACACCAGCAAGTAGTTCTGGTGCAACCTCAAGTTCAACATCTTCAACTTCCACTCCTACTTATTCATACTAAAGACGTAAGATGATATCAACCGATTTACAGCGAGTACAGATTCAGGACATTATTGAGTATCAGTTACCTGCATTTGTAAGGGATGACTTTCCTCTTGTTGGTGAATTTTTAAAGCAGTATTATATTTCTCAGGAATATCCTACTGCACCATCTGATGTCATTCAAAATATTGATGAGTATGTAAAACTTGAAACTCTTTTAAGTGGAGAAGAAGAGACTCTCCTTGATGTTGATATTGATTTTAGTGATACTACCATTAATGCAACATTTGATCTTTTTGACGATCAGTTCGGCACGTATAAGTTTCCAGAAAGATACGGGATTATTCAAATTGATAGTGAGGTAATATTATACACCAGTAGAAATAATTATCAATTTCTTGGTTGTGTTCGTGGATTTAGTGGTGTAACTGCCTTCAGTAATAATGATGATCAATTAACATTTACTGAATCAGAAGCTACATCACACGTTCAAGGCGCTAAGATTATAAATCTCAGTAATATTTTACTGAGAGAGTTTTTAGTTAAACTAAAAAAACAAATTGCTCCTGGATTTGAAAGAAGAGAAATCAACTCTCAAGTAAATGAAAGACTTTTCTTGTCAAGAGCAAAAGATTTTTATCAATCAAAAGGTACAGACGAATCTTTTAGAATTCTTTTTGCCGCTTTATATGGTGAGAAAGCAGAGGTTGTAAAGCCAAAAGAATTTCTGTTTAGGCCCTCTGACGCCGAGTATAGAAAGACAAAAGATATCGTTGTTGAAGCAGTTGTAGGTGATCCAACAAAATTAAAAAATCAAACTTTATATCAGGATGCATTTCCTGAATATGATATTAATCAAGCATACGCTACCATTATTGATGCAGAAAAAATTCAAAGAGGATCTGATACTTTTTATCAACTGAGTGTTGACTTTGATTACAGTAAAGATATTGATCTCACTGGAGGAACTGTTTTAGGTGACTTTGTTGCTCATCCTAAAACTCAAAACACAGTTTTAGTATCATCAGGATCATCAATAATTGATGTTGATTCTACGATTGGTTTTCCAGAAAAGGGACAACTATTTGTTAAAGGGCAAAGTGGTATTCTCACATATAGATCTAAAACCACAAACCAGTTCTTTGGAGTTGGTTTAGCTCACACTACGATCTTTGGAACTAACTATGAAATATCCGCAGGAACTGATTTAAGGTTAAACGTTACTGCATATGGTTTTGAAGGAATTAACCCTGTCTCAGTCGCTTCTAGCGATGCCTCAGTGGTTGGAATCGCCACTACCTCAAAGATTGAAATAAGGATAGGAAACGTTCTTAGTAATAATAATGTTTATGGTAATACATCTTACTACACTGATAAAGATAATATTAAGATTAAATCTCTTGGTATTAGTACATCATCAGCGTTAGCTAGTAATTGGTTTGATAATGTAAGCCCTAAGTATGATGTAAAGCAAATTTCATTAATTGATTCTTCTGACTTTACATATTCTATCACATTATTTGCTGACAGTATTTTTAGAATAGGCGACAAAGTAACTGTTATTCAATCTGACGGAGTAGGAAAACAAGGCGTAGTTGTAGATATAACAAATGCTAAAACTTTCTCTTTTTCAAGAGCGGGAGAATTAGTTGGAAGCAGCTTCAGCGTAAGAAGAGATATTCTTAAACCGGATGTAAGTAACGTAAACTCAAATTATTCCTACATTGAAGATGCTTTTGCTAACGTTCAAAATACTTACGCTAATTATGATGGTGATGTTTTAGTTACATCACCTTCAATTCCTTTCTATCATGATACCCCATTAAATTTTTATGATAGGAAAGTTCTTTTGGATGGAAGTTTTAGCGGAGAAACTTTTGATGTATCAAAGAATCATGGTTTTATAACCGGAGATAAAATTTACTATGATTCCTATGTCTTTAGTGATGATATAGGACAATCTGTAGAAAGTAGATTTCCAGAAATTGAACCAGGTGTATTTTATGTTAAGAAAGTAAATGATACTCAATTTAAAATTGCATCTAATTTAACTAACCTCTTCAATAGTAATTTTGTTTCTGTTTCTGGTATCGTAACAAATAATTATTTCTTTGTAAATGATTTTTACAAAAAAGATTTAGAACACCAAAAGTTAGTTAGAGAATTTAAATCACCAGTCAATGATGGTGGAACTTATGTAACATCCCCAGGTAAAACTGGAATGTTAGTTAACGGTGTTGAGATTCTTAATTATAAATCTGGAGATAGTGTTTATTTCGGCACAATTGATGGTGTAACTGTGGCTGCTGGTGGTAGTGGATATGACATAATCAATCCTCCCGTTTTATCAATTCAAGATTCTACAGGCATTGGTGCAACAGGACTTGTTAATGTAAAAGGAGAGTTAGAAAGAATTGATGTTACTGATTCTGGTTTTGATTATGTAACTGATCCTATTATTACAATTTCTGGTGGTAATGGATCGGGAGCATCTGCTTATGCAAATACTAAACTGATAACTCATTCTGTTTCTTTCTTTGCGACATCTGAAAATGCACAAGTTGGGTTGTCTTCAAACACAATTGGATTCACCACTTTCCATAAGTTTAGAGAGTCTGAAAAAGTAATTTATAAAACAGATGGACAAACTGCTGTTGGTGGAATCTCTACTGACGCAATTTATTATGTAAAAACTGTCGATACTAAAACTATTAAACTATTTCCCACAGAGGGTGATTCTATTACCGGTTTAAACACAATTAGTTTATCATCTAATGGTGTTGGAGTACATAGATTTGAATCATTTGACAAAAAAAGAGTTCTTTCTGATGTAATCGTTACTTCATCGGGTTCAAATTACGAAAACAAAGAAAGAACATCAGGAATCAGTGGAATCAATACATCTCTCAATCAGATTAATATTTTAAATCATGGATTTAAATCTGGGGATACAGTAACGTATTCTGGAAATGCTTCAGGACTTAGTTCTGATCAAAATTATATCGTTACTGTTGTTGATTCTGATAATTTTAAACTCTCTTCAGTTGGTATAGGAACAACTGCAAAACTTTTCTATTATGACACAAATCAATATGTAGATATTGATTCTGTGGGATCTGGATCTCATACATTTAATTATCCAACAATAACTGTATCAATTTCTGGAGAGATTGGAATTAATACAGTAAGTGGACAAGATTTTACTGCTAAGATTCAACCTGTATTTAAGGGATCAGTAGAATCAATTCATCTTACTGATAATGGAGTTGGATATGGTTCAAGTGAAATTATTAATTTTAACAAGCAACCAGTATTTAAACTATTAAGTGGTAGAGACGCAGAACTTCTCCCAATCATTAATAACGGAAAAATTGAACAAGTTCTTGTCACAAATAATGGATTTGAGTATAACTCTGCTCCACAATTAGTAGTTAATGGTGAAGGTAGTTTTGCCAAACTTACGGCAGTTATCAGTAATGGACAGATCGAAAGAGTTATTGTTGAAAATCCAGGAATCAATTACACAGATACTACAACAGTAAGCGTATTGCCAAATGGATCAGGTGTAAACTTAATTGCTGATATAAATCAGTGGACTGTCAATCTTTTTGAAAAGTACAAAAATATCATTAGCGATGATGATGGTATTTTAGATGTTGCTCTAAATGATGAGTATGGAATTCAATACACTCATTTATATGCACCAAGAAAATTAAGAGAAACTGTTTTTGGTAAATCTTTAGCGGGTGATATAAGTTATGGATATAGTGACTTTTCAAAAGGAATAAAGTATGGGGTTGCTGATTTAAGAATTGATGCTTCCAATAAAGAAATTGAAGCAAGTTTCCATTCTCCAATAATAGGATGGGCATATGATGGAAATCCGATTTATGGCCCATATGGATTTGATACACAAACTGGTGGAACTGTTAGAGCACTCAAGAGTGGATACAGTTTAGCACAGTCACAAAATCGCCCTTCACTTTTAACTTGGGCGAATGGATTCTTCTGTGAGGACTATCAATTTACTGGTGGTGGTGATCTTGATGAACATAATGGTAGATATTGCGTTACTCCTGACTTTCCTGATGGAGTGTATGCTTATTTTGCAACAATCACTGATGGAGCTGTTTCTGGTGATGGAGCGTTTGAAAACTTTAAATTGCCAGTATTCCCATACTTTATTGGTGATAAGTTTAAATCTAAACCTAATGAATTTAATTTCAAAAATGATTCATACCAAGAAAAGTATGATATTGTAAATGACATGTGGTTAAGAAATACCACACCTTACGGATTAGTACAAGATAATGTTTCATATGAATATGTAACTCAACCATATAAAGTATTTGACGAAGTTATTGATATAACATCTGCTTCGGTTGGCACTATTGATAATGTTGGTATTATTACAGGTGGTAATGGTTATCAAGTTGGCGACAGAGTAGTGTTTGAATCGTTACCTGGGGCAACTGATGCAAAAGCAAAGGTATCAAAAGTTTCTGGTAAAATAATTACAGATGTGAGTGTTGAAACTTTAACGTCATCAGAATTAGAAATACTTCCTATTGATTCGTCTGGAAGGTACGTTGCTTTTTCAACATCTCCTCACAATTTAGTTAATACAAACTTAGTTTCTTTATCTGGATTTAATACGTCTACTAATTTAACTAATAAGTCTTACAGAATTGGAGTATCCACTGATTTTTATAATTTAGCAACAGGTGTTAGCACATCTGGTGTTACTGGCATTGTTACATACTTCTCCATAAGTGGAGGATTAATAGATCGTGGGGTTCTCTCAATAAGAGAAAATGATATATTTACTTTAGGTTCTGAAAAAGTTCGTGTTCTTAACGTCGATAATTTAAATTCACGTTTGAGAGTCGAAAGAGCGGTTAGTAATACAGTTTCTGCAGCTCATACTGCCACCACTTCACTTTCCGAAAACAGCCGCAAGTTTACCTTTACTTCAAATAGAGAACGTGAAGTTGATTTTGAATTAAACAAGCAAGTATATTTTGATCCAAAAGAAACTTTGGGTGTTGGCACACTTAGTGGAGTTGGAATTGGTTCTACTGTATTTTTCTCCAATCCAGGTGCAGGAATAACTCAAAAATTTGTATCTACTAGAACTTTATTTTTACCTAATCACAAATTAAAAACTGGTGATGTTGTTGTTTACAACAACGGAGGTGGACAGTCTATTGAAGTAGATGCAAATCCATCAGTGGGCACTACTTACAGAATATCTAATGACACTCCTCTCTTTGTTGCCAAAATTAGCGATGATGTAATTGGAATACAAACATTCAAAGTCGGTATTGGTTCTACAGGAACATTTGTTGGTATCGCTGATACAACAATGAATTCCGGATTGTTGTTCTTGACAGGCATTGGAACAGGAACAAAGCATAGTATTAAAACAGTTAGAACAAACGTCGTAACTGCTGAATCTTCACGAAATACTGTTACTGTTGCTACTGCTTCAACTCATGGATTAACAATCGGTGATAAAGTTAACATGACTGTTACACCTGGCATCACGACAACTGTCACTGTCAAGTATAATGATCATAATAGAAGAATTGTGTTCAATCCTCTTGGTTTCACAACTGCAGGAGTAAGCACTTCTCAAAATACGATTGAGATTTCTAATCATGGATTTAAGACAGGAGATAAAGTAATTCTTGATTCAAGTCCTGCACCATCGGGATTAGAGGATCAAAAGATTTACCATGTATTCAGACTTTCCAAAGATAAAATAAGACTTTGTAATTCAAAATATCAAGTTGAAAAATTTAGTCCCAATTTTGTCTCAATTGAGATTGCAAGGGAAGGAACATTACTTCCTATCAATCCACCCTTAGATGTATATTTTGGCAATACTGTAGATTTTGATCTAAGTGATTCGTCTTTGTCATCACTGAATGTATCCACTAGATACTCTGCTTTTGATATGAATCTCTACAGAGATTCCAAATTTACAAATGAATTTAATGGATCTTTAAAAGATAAAAAATTCCAAGTTACAAAGTCTGGAAAAGTTGGAATCGATACAGATGCAAAACTTACGTTATCTGTAAATGAAAATGTTCCTCAAAATCTGTTCTATCAATTCTCTCTTATCAATACTGATTTTATTGAGGATGTAAAGAAAGAAATTATCATTGATAATGAGGTAGATGGATTTAATAAAATTAATACTGTTAATAGCACATACACGGGTGAGTTTTCTATCATTGGGATCGGAACTACCACTACTTTTAAATATGACGTTGAAGAACAACCCGAAAGAGGATCTTACACGAGATTGAATGGAGGACTTTCATATGATACTGACTCTACAAATGCATATGGTGGAATTTCCGATATTAACATCACATATAAAGGTTCAAACTATAAAGAAATAGTTGGTGTATCAACGATTGTTGGTATTGTAACAGGAACTGGAGCTGTTCTTGAACCATCTAGTAGTACAATTGGTAGAGTTCTTTCTACAAAAATTGAAAATATTGGATTTGATTATCCAACTGATTTTACCATCCGTCCTACTACTAATTTACCCGAAGTTCTTTTACTTGAGTCATTAACTTCATTTAAGGAAATTGGAATTACATCTGCAGGCAAAAACTATTCAATCGCACCTAATTTAATCGTTCTAGATGGGTTAACTGGTAAGCATATTAATGATGTAGATCTTATCTACCGTCTTGGAGATTCAGAAGTAACTATTAGAAAAAATACTAGTGGACTTACAAATGTCACCCCAACAATTATTCCAGTTAGTAATTCAAATGGTGTGGGAATAAATGACATCTCATTTGATATTGCTACCAAGAATGTTACAGTTGGATTTGATACTGGATTTAGTGATCAGTCACCTTTTGCTGTAGGTGATAAAGTTCTGATTGAAAATGTCAGTGTGGGGGTTGGTTCTACCGGATCTGGATACAACTCTGTTGATTATAACTATCAATTGTTTACGCTGACTGATGTTAATATTCCTCTTGGCGGAAATGTCGGTGTAGTTACATTTAGTTTGTCTGGAATTATTGCTGATAATCTTCATGCAGGTAATTTCGATTCTGATAATTCGGCAGGAAGAATAATAAATCAAAGTTCCTTCCCTCAATTTAATATTTCTCTCAAAAAGAATGATTTCTTGATTGGTGAAAAAATTACATCTGAGAGAAGTGATGGTATTGTTGATAGTTGGAATAATAGAATTGAACTTCTTAAAGTTTCTACGTCGAGAGACTTTAGAGTTGGTGATCTGATAAAAGGACAAACATCTGGAACTCAGGGAACAGTTAAGTCAAAAGTTGATTATAATTCTGATATTGAAACCGAAGCTTCTTCGATTGTTGAAAAAGGTTGGAATAAAACAACTGGATTCTTTAATGATAATCAACAGAGAATTCCAGATAACTTCTATTATCAGAATTTCTCTTATGCTATCAAATCTAAGATTCCATTACAAACATGGGATGATACTGTAAGTTCACTTAATCACACATCTGGATTCCTCAAGTTCAGCGACTTAATTATTGAATCTTCCGATAAGAGATCTGGAACAGGTGTATTTACTGATGATGCATCAACCATTTCTCTTACTGTAGATATCAGTCCCACAACAACTTATGGAAGCGGAAACTTTGGTGGAGGAATTAGTTTAAATTGTTATCCTTCATTCGATCTTGTAACTGAAAATTCTAAAACTGCCTCTGGTACTGTTTTCTCTGATAGAATTTTCTTAGAAAGTAGAATTCTCACAGATTACTTTGAGTCTGTAGGAAATAGAGTTCTTATCATCGATGATATTAGTCCACTTTTCAACAGTGAGGAACGTCCTACTAGATTTAGTGTTGTCAAAAAATTCCCAATTGATCAAAGATCTAAAAAGATTTTCACTTTTGTAAGGGACAAACTTTTTACTGGTGAAAGACAAGCCTCTTTCGTATCAGTAATTCATGATGGCAACAATGCGACTGTTAATAATTACGGACGAGTTGATAGTGTTCTAGATCTTGGAAGTTTCGATTTTGGTATAAGTGGAACTGAGGGAGAGCTATTATTCTTCCCAACTAAATTCAGGACAAACAATTATAATGTTTCACTTTGTAGTTTTGATATAGATGAATCTGTAACAGGAGTTGGCACCTTTGCTCTTGGAGAAATATGTGATATTTCCTCCACACAAGTAGAAGTACCTGCAGCAACAAAAACCACAATTGTTGGAATCGCTTCTACCTATAGATCATCTAAAGTTCTCGTTCAGTTTACCACAAATGATGGAAGATTCGGTTACAATGAATTAAACCTAATTCATGATGGAACGACAGTTGACGCAACTGAATATGGAGACATGATAACTGGATTCCAAGGAACTTCAACAGGACTTGGAACCTTTGGTGTTGATATGTCATCTGGCACTGTAAATGTTGACTTTACGCCTGCAGCTGGTTTAGCACTTACTGCAAACACGGTAAGAGTTTCCATGTCTAGCACAGAGTCTGTGGGTGTTGGATCAACAATTATTGGAAAAGCAACAGAAAACATAGCATCATTACAAACTTTCCATACTTCAATTGGATCTACATCATCTCCTGGTATTCACACAATTGCCACATACACTTGTGGAGGAGAGAATGATTATCAGGCAGCGTATTATATTGTAAGTATTGAAGACACGACTAATGATCAGTATCAAGTTTCTGAAGTCATTGTATTAAATGATAATTCAGAATCTTACATTACAGAATATGGTAACATTGTAACTAACGGTTCAGGAATAGGAACTATCGGTGCTCTTATGACATCGACAGAGACTCATTTACAATTTACACCTCCAGCAAGTGTTGATACTCAGATTAGGGTTTTCCAACAAGCAGTTCAATTGGTTGAGGTTGATAACACTCTTGATAATGAAATTGATTTAAATAATGCATCTATAACTGCTGGATTTGGTTTTTATGAAGGAACAGCAAATGATGTTAAGAGACAATTTGGATTGACTCATAACGGACTTTCAATATTTAATAGAAATTTTGATGGAAGTGACACTACAATTGTAAACACCACGACTGATGAAATAACGATTCCAAATCATTTCTTTGTGACAGGAGAACCTTTAAGTTATTCTGTTGGCATTGAAACTAACGTTCGTATAGCAATCGAACCTACCTCTTTTGCTGGAATTGGTACAACATCTCTGCTGCCCACTAGTGTTTCTGTATTTGCCATTAAAGAAAATGATTCTACAATAAAATTAGCATCGTCTGCTGAAAATGCTAACAAAACAACTCCAGTCGCTATTGGCATAACAGGTGTTGGATTTGGAACATTCCATACTTTTGCATCGAATAAACCCAATACAAAGTGTTTAATTGCTATTGATAATTTCATTCAAAATCCGATAGTATCGACTGCCACAACAACAGCTATCAATAAAGAAATTAGTCTTGGTGATACTATTATTGAAACGTTAGGAATCACATCATTCTTCTCTGCCGACTTGATTCAAGTTGCAGGTGAAATTATGAAGATTAATACTGTTGGTTTTGGAACAACTAATGGTATTTTGGTTGATCGTGGATGGATGGGGACTGGAATTACAACGCATCCTGTTGGCGTAGCGGTGACAAAGGTTGATGGCGCTTATAACATTGTTGATAATCACATCAATTTCTATACGGCACCAAGAGGCCCAATTCCAATCGGTTCAGTAACTAATCCTCCCGACGAGAGAGATTGGACAGGAATCACAACGTTCTCCACATTCCAAGGTAGAACTTTCTTAAGATCTCAAACTACAAACAGCACATCTGAAGCATATGATTCAAATTATGTTTTTGATAGTATTGCTGATAAATTCGATGCATCTACAAAAACATTCACACTTAAATCTGAAAATGAAAATGTAACAGGATTCTCGACAAATAACGGTGTAATTCTCATCAATGGTATATTCCAAGGGCCCACAGGACAGTTAGGAATTGATCAAGATTATTCACTTAGTGAAGGAAGTGGTATCAGTAGTATAACCTTTACGGGAACTGCTACATCTATCGCTTATGATCCAAACAATGCAACCATTCCTGTTGGTGGTGTTATTGTTTCCGTGGGATCTACTGGTGGACTTGGATATCAACCTCTCGTTGCAGCAGGTGGCACAGCAGTTGTATCTTCTGCTGGAACTATTACCTCTATCAGTATCGGTAATACTGGATCTGGATATCGTGCTGGTATTCAAACAGTTAATGTTGGTGTTTATACTTCATCAACTGGTAGAACTGGGATTGAATTTATTGGAACTGCTGCAGTCAGCAACGGACGTATTGTTAGTGTGGCAATTACAAATCCAGGTTCTGGTTATCTTATCGGTTCTGAACCAAATGTTGTTTTTGATGCCCCATTATCTTACTCAAACATCCCACTAATTTATTCTGATTCCTCTGCCTCAGGTTTTGGAGTTGAAGCAACAATTGATATTGTGGTTGGACAGGGATCTAGTGTTATTGATTTTGAGATTAAAAACTTTGGTTATGGATATGGACAGAAACAAATTCTTACAGTCGCTAGTGGCGGTTTGACAGGAATTCCTACAGATACAAACTTTACATTTGATGAGTTCCAAATTTCAATTGATAGAACTGATTCAGATAAATTCTCTGCATGGCATTTTGGTGAATTAGAGCGTCTTGACAACATTGACTCTGCGTTTGATGGAATTAAGAGACAATTTGGAATTAAAAGAAATGGTTCACCTGTTACAATTAGAGCAGAAAAGGGATCACTTATTGATGTTCAAGCATCCCTCCTTATTTTCATAAATGATATCTTACAAGTTCCTGGCGAATCTTACACATTTGATGGTGGTAGTGTAATTAACTTCTCAGAGGCACCAAAAGGCCCATCAGCAGACGGTGCTTTCTCTGGAGATACCTGCAAAGTTCTTTTCTACAAAGGATCAGGTGATATTGATGTGACTTTCCGCGATGTCCTTCAAACGCTTAAAGATGGTGACGATTTAACGATTAGAGGTGATGAAACTCTCGTACCTAATTCTATCGATCAAGGTTCAAGATTAATAACTGAAATTATTTCTACCGACGCGGTAAAAACAAATGCTTATTCTGGAAGAGGGATAGACTCAAATCCCGATCACGCACGAACTGTTACATGGTGTAGGCAAACTGTTGATAAAGTTATCAACGGTAGAATTATTGGTAAATCTAGAGAGTTAAATGAAGCACTAATTAATCCAAGAACCAATATTATTCAATCAGTTGGTGTTGGTTCAACAATGGTATTTGTAGAAAGTGTTATTCCTTTCTTCAATCCTGATGATGAAAATCAAACAACTAAAAATCAACAGACAGTAAGTATTACATCTCAAAACAACATTGTAGCAGCAGCTGCAACTGCAGTTGTTTCAATCGCAAATACTGTCGAATCAATCACGATTGGTTATGGTGGAACTGGATATACATCCGCCCCATCTGTGACGATTGAAACACCAGTAGGACTTGGTACTACTGCCAGAGCAACTGCAACTGCAACAATAACAGGTGATACAGTTACATCTATTTCCGTATCTACACCTGGTGTTGGATATACAAGAACATCTGTTCCTCAAGTCTTAATTGAGGCACCCAAACTAATTAAAGAAACAAATCAAACAACATTATATCAAGGTGATTTTGGTGATATTGTCGGATTGACATCAACATCTGTTGGTGTTGCCTCCACTGGATTTGTAATGGATTTCTTTATCCCAATTGATTCCTTCTTACGCGATACCAAAGTTATTGGCGCTGCAGTCACTTTAAGTGACATTACAGTTGGTGATTACTTCACAGTGAAGAACAGTAATGTTGGAAGTGGAGTTACCTCACTTTATCAAACTGGTGGAACTTTAGGAGTGACTACACAATTCCTTGATTCTGTATATGAGGTAGCGGCAGTATCTGTTGCCACAACTGCTGTTGCGGGTGTGGGAATTACCTACGTCAAGAGAGTGACAGTGAGTGTTGAAGATCTTGGTGACATTACTGGTATTGGACTTACCGAATTCTATGGTGAGTTCTCATGGGGTAAAATCACCTTAGGAGGTAGAACAAACGCAGCAGCATTTGACGCATATCTCCTTAATGGCACTGCCGGTATATCTACAGGCGCTGTTGTCACCAGAGTTGAACCTCTGAAGTTTGTAGGATACTCTACAACATAACTGATAAATAAGTAAAAAACCACGCAAAAATGGCTGCGATAATAACTGATCAACTTCG